AAGAGCGACTAGGGCATGCGAATCTTGTGGACCTAGGACGTGATCAGCTAATTAGACTCGGAGCGTTTGGCGACCCTAGTGCCGTCCCGTCCTATGTTTGGGAAAGCCTTTTGCAAGAATCCGCTGGCCGTACTGGATACACACACGCAAAGCGGAATCCTATGCCTGCCAGTCTTATGTCTAGTGCCGATACGCTTACACAAGCGCGGGGAATGTGGGAACGCGGGGAACGTACATTCAGAGTCACTAACGACCTAAAAGACATTGTGAAAGGTAAAGAGATAATATGCCCCGCGTCACATGAGGCTGGCCAAAAGACAACATGTGACAAATGCAAGTTATGCTCAGGCAATGCAATCAATGCCAAGTCAATTGTCATAAAAGCGCACGGCACTAGTGCCAAGAAATATACAGGAGTCCCAGCATGAAAACTGCAACAAAAGCTATAATCGACGCTCTTATTACACTGTTACTTGTTGCAGCAAATATTGCGCTCATATTCTCTTTTGCCGCTTACGTGTACTATACAGGGGGGATCCAGTAATGCGATTAGATAGGACCGCCAAACAATGCGGGGAGTCGGATTCTTATAGACTTAGGGGATACCGTCCAAGATATGTGAATGCGAGCGGCGAGTCTGTTGATATCGCTGCAAACACATATCCAGTTAGTTATCTTGATTACTTGAACGCATGGGATGCGAACGAATCCAGTGGCGATTTTATAGAGTACACTTAAAACTAGCGCCATAGAGCGACGACTCTGGTCTCTACCATATGGTAGGGGCCTTTTTTGTTTTGTGTTGTTGTACGGGGCTGGAATCGGGGTGTGTGTCAATTATATCTATATATCTATATCATGTGTTTACGTGTGATTCATCTTATGCTGTTACTGATTCGCATTGGTGTTGCCAGTCATTAAATGATTCGTATAAGTCAAGCCGATTCGCGCGCCGAGTGCAATAAAAATGCTGTCAAGTAATTTGATTCGCCATATCCCTATAGGGGGGCCAAGTGTGTTATATTTATCACGGTAGGGTATCCCAAAGTATATGATTCGGTATCCCGGAAGAGAGTGTCAACCTATACTTTCGGATGGGACCCCCATACTTATGAGCAGATTCATTACGCCGGGGTGTTATACACCTACATCTGCAAAACAAAAAAATAAAATGGTACAACCAGAGCGATACTAATGAGACAAAGTGTGACATTTATGCAACAGTTATAAATAAAAGTAAATAAAAGAATACAACAAAATCAAGGATATAACAAAAAGTTACTATCTAATGGTTGCAACGACAAAGAAAAAGGTGCTATATAGAAGTATACAACATCTCTACTAAGGTATAGCAGATGTAATCACAATGCTCTCACTTAAGAACATCAATATGAAACTGACTATATAGTTATGACATTATAGTATATGACATATTGTTAGAGACTACCTGATTACATGTGTTATACTTTAGTCTATGACAATACTAGGAATAAACTATATTGTTGTAAGATAACGTATCCCCCCCAGCAACCATAACGAACACTGCATAGTAAACTACAGGATGAGGTCATGCCGATGCTACTTGAGGGGATTGTTGTCTGTGTTGTTGTAGTTCTATTTTACTGCTAGAGATATGTACGGAACCGAAGGATGTGTTACGTTGGCTGATAAACTTCCATATAGCGCCATTATAGGTAAGCAAGTGCGACAGGGCATCATTAGTGGTGTTCCCGTAAAGGTCATCATTGCATCTATACAGAAGTATGCTCATGCTCCAAGTAGTACAGCCACTTTTTATAAGTTGTATGGTGCTGACATAGCTGAAGTCAAGTTTGATACGAACAGGGCTATAGGTGATGTCGTTGTACAACAGGCTCTGGCTGGTGACTTTAAGGCTGCTGAGTTCTATCTTAAGAGTAAGGGTGGTTGGTCTCCCGCTAACACTGTTGAAGAACGTGAAGTAGGCAGTGAAGAGGAAGAAGACCGATCCGCTGTAGAGGCAATTATGACCCAACTAGGAAAATCAACAGATGAACAGGATAACGGCTGAAGACTTAAGAAAGCTACCCGCTGAAGAGGTTGCTGAAGTTTTGTCGTATCTTTCACAAGAGCAAGCTGAAGAACTTAAATACGACTGGAAGTTCTGGGCCAGACCTGATCAGTTAGAACCTGATGGTAAATGGAATGTATGGGTTGCCTTAGCTGGTCGTGGTTGGGGTAAGACAAGGGCTGGAGCCGAATGGGTTCGCCACAGAATTATGAAGAACGATAGGATCGTACACTGTGTCGCACCTACTAAGGGTGATGTACGTAGAGTTATGGTTGAAGGTGACTCTGGACTAATGAATGTCTGTCACAAGGGCGATAAGACATACAGGGGCAAGGAACTAGGTTTTCCAGTTTGGTCTCCCACTAACAGTACAATGACTTGGGCTAATGGCTCTAAGGCTGTGTTCTTTAGTGCAGAAGACCCTGAGAGACTTCGTGGGCCTCAAGCGTACTCTATGTGGGCAGATGAACTTTGTGCATGGAGAAATGCTCAAGAGACTTGGGATATGGCACAGTTTGGACTACGATTAGGTAGACACCCCGTATCTTTTATAACTACTACACCTAAGACTACTAAGTTACTTAGAACCATCTTAGACGATGAGAAGACACACGTCACCACAGGAAGTACATACGATAACAGTGCTAACCTAGCTGATACCTTCCTTGATGCTGTACGTAAGACCTACGAGGGAACTAGACTAGGTAGACAGGAGCTATATGCGGAGGTACTAGATGAGGCATCCGGGGCATTGTGGAACAGGGCGTTACTAGCCAAGTGTGAGGTGCTTAGTGATGATGTACCAACACTTAACCGAATTGTTGTCGCCATTGACCCCGCCATTACCTCTAATGCCGAAAGTGACATGACAGGGATTGTCGTAGCTGGAATAGACGTTAATGGCATTGCTTATGTGTTAGAGGATCACACTGGTCGTTATACACCCCAACAATGGGCATCTAAAGCCGTCGAGTTATATCATAAACATTTAGCTGACAGAATTGTAGCTGAGAGAAACCAAGGTGGTGATATGGTACGCCATACACTGCATACAGAAGATGAAACACTGCCAGTAAGGTTAGTACATGCCTCAAGGGGCAAGATGGCTAGGGCAGAACCAGTTTCAGCATTATATGAACAAAACAGAGTTAAGCATGTAAGAGGATTGAACGACTTAGAGGATCAGATGGTACAATGGGAGCCTTTGGGTTCTATTGGGTCTCCTGACAGGTTAGACGCCCTAGTTTGGGCAATCACTGATCTAAGTCTTAATGGTTACGCAAAGCCACAACTTAAACTAGCATACTCTAGTGCCAAAGGGCTGACTTAACATGGCTACAAAGAAACTAACGGAAGGTACTGCTAAGAGTACCCTTGGTGTAGCTGGTGATAACACTCGCTCTGGACAGATACGTGCAGATGAGTTTGTACCAGAACTGCGCGGTAAAAACGCTATTCGTAAGTACAGAGAGATGCGAGACAATGACAGTACTATCGGTGCCGTTATGTATGCTGCTGAACAAGTACTTCGTGATGTCAAAATTAAAGTGGAGCCAGCAAATGATACCGAGGAAGCTAGGCGTGAAGCTGACTTTGTGGAAAGTATCTTTGATGATATGGATCACAGTCTGGACGATCACATTGCAGAATCTTTATCGTCGTTGGCGTATGGTTTCTCATGGTTTGAAGTTGTTTATAAGCGGAGAGTTGGTCCTACTAAAACGTCACCTAAGAAATATAGCAAGTATACTGATGGACGTATGGGTGTGCGGAAGATTGTGTGCCGTGCGCCTTGGACAGTCTCTCGGTTTGATATAGAGCCTGTAAGTGGTGATGTACTAGGTATTTATCAGGACGTAGGTTATGGATCAGGAAAGCATTATATTCCCACTACTAAAAGCCTTTACTACCGTACTACTGTTCTTAATGGTGATCCTAGTGGCCGCTCTATCCTCCGCAATGCTTATTCCTCGTATGTCTATCTGAACAACCTACAGAACATAGAGGCTATAGCTGTTGAGCGTGAACTTGCTGGTATTCCCATTGCTCGTATTCCCTCTGAGTATTTGTCGGCTGACGCAAGTGCGGCACAATCTGGCTTCGTAGGTAACTTACAGCAAATCCTACGGGACGTTAAGTTTAATGAACAGGGTTATATAATTACCCCTAGTGACACCTATCCTGACAAGGATGGATCACCTACAAACATTCGTCTGGTAGACGTAGAGTTGATGAGTTCTAGTGGCACTCGTAACGTAGACATTGACCCCATTGTTAGGCGTTACCAACATGACATTGCCCGTTCTGTACTTTCTGAGTTTCTTATGCTCGGCGGCGGTAACAATGGATCATATGCACTCTCCAAGTCTAAGACTGACTTGTTTCTACGTGCATTAGAGAGTTACATACAGGCTATCGTAGATGTGCTGAACAAGCAGCTAGTGGAACGCCTGTGGCAGCTTAACGGACTTAACTACGACCTTATGCCCTGCATAAAGGCTGGTGACGTTGCGCCCCATGACTTACGTGAGATTTCTGGGTTTCTTCGCAATCTTAACAGCGCAGACATTACAGTAAGTGACCACCCAGAGGTTATACAAGACCTTATGGCGATTGCAGAACTTAACTATGACCCTACGGTCACAACTGAAACTGACCTACCCACTGAGGTAGAAGAAGATAACAAGGAAAATACATAATGGCTATCACAACAGCATTAAGCAATGCTTTTAAGCTAGAGTTGCTCAAAGGTAATCACGACTTTGATAACGACACATTTCGTGTAGCACTAATTAAAGAAAGCCCAAGTGGTACTTATGGTGCCGCAACAGTAGCATACTCAGAAATTGGTACAAACAGTGATAACCCA